TTCCCTTTCTTGGTACACTTGTTCTCCACCCATCAATGTGCATAAAACCACTTTCACTTGATGTTGGAAACTTATCAATAACTGACTCATCTTCACCATCCCAATCCCACGGAGTGCATGAATCAACAGTCAAAATAGGAATATTGGCGTTCCATGCAGACATTCTCAAGAAAGCATCATGCCATTTATCAAAGACTTCAAAAGTATTACCATCTTGATCTTTCTGACCATTAGTTGCATGGAATAATAGATCAATGAATCCCATGGTTTTATATTGAGTTGTGATTGGACCCTGTTTAGATTCTTGCCATCCCCACAAATCATTACAGATTAAACCACCAGCGTATCTGCCTGGTTCAAACTCAACGCATGATACTGTCTGCCATTCATGTCTACCTAAGGCACACTCTCCATTTACTACCTGAGTCTTATATGTCAGAGCACCTAGAGGACCCTCTTTAGTATAATGTCTAATCTCATTACGGAAAACATCACCATATACATCATGCTCTTGCATCATTGTACCTAGATGCAACCAGATACCTGCCTCTTTTTGATGTGCTTCTACTTCTTCTAAGGCATCTTTTACTTCTTCAATTTTAGTTTCCCAATCTAACCATCCAGATAATGATCCTTCTGGGGTCAAAAGATGTTTGACTTCATTTTCTTTTGCCCAATCAATTGCCTTAAATATTTCCTGTTTATTTTTTTGAATATTTGTGCTTACAGGAATTTGGGCACCAGCGATTCTAATGTCCATACAAGTAAAATTATAATAGGAGTGGCGAGACTTGAACTCGCACGACTATATAGTCAGCGGATTTTAAGTCCGATGCGTCTACCGATTCCGCCACACTCCCTTAGGGTTATGATCCCTCTTCGTGATTAGTATAAATTTCTTTCAACTCTTCTTCTGAAATATCATATTCCCAGTCAGGCGGATATTCATAGATCCCAGTCGCATCATCTGTCGGTGGGATCTTTTTCTTTTCCTTAGGTTCTTGCATTTTTTACTGCCTCCCAATCTTTATCGAAGATGTCTAACCCTGCGTCGGTTAGAATATGATCATACATCTTTTCAAAGATTGATGGGGGCATTGTTACAATTTCCGCACCATTGTACCAGGAACGGACTGCCCTCTGCACACTACGAATAGAAGCAGAAAGAACCTTAGTCTTCATGCCATGCATACCATACAGGTCAGCAATAGAACGAACTACTTCTAACCCAGCAACAGATTGATCATCAAGACGACCAACAAAGGGTGACACATAAGCAGCACCAGCTTTAGCAGCGAGAACTGCTTGTGCTGCACTAAAGATCAAAGTAACATTGACCCTAATATTCAATTCCTTACTCAGATAATCACATACTAGAAGACCGTCACGAGTACAAGGGAGTTTAATTGTACAGCAATCACCAAACTTTTTAGAAAGACGAATGCCTTCAGAAGTCATCTGTTCCCGTGTACCAACAACTTCCATGCTGATATCAGGAATTCCTAAATCCTGAAGTTCTTCATAAACTTTTTCAGGATCACGACCACTCTTCATAATGAGTGATGGATTTGTTGTCACACCGTCAATAAGACCAGTGCTCCAATACTTTTTGATGATTTCTGTGTCCGCTGTATCGAGGAAAATCTTCATGATAAAATATAATCTTGTTTATTTAGTGCTGCCACTCTCAACTGTTGCAGGGTCAACCCACAGAATAGAATCCTCAGGGAGGAAAGTCTGACAAACCTCAAGGACACGCATGAACTCATCCATGGTCTCACACTCAAGTGCTTTAGTTGCGTCTTGATCTGAGACACATACAAAGCGGCGCTTGCAGATG